ATGCCATGGGTGGCGGCGCGGGGTGGGGGGTGGGGGTTACCCGCCCTGGTCCTGGTCGCCGGCGTCGGCCACCTGGTCGATCAGGTGCAGGGCATCGCCGATCAGTCCGCGGGTCACGTAGGCCGGCTGGGCGCCGTAGCGGGGCACAACCTCGGTGTACCCGATCCGCGCGTCGTCGTCGTCGATGTGCTGGACGCCGATCAGTAGGACGGCATCAACTGCGATCGCGTCGGGTGGTGTGTCGTCGGGGTCATCGGATCGGATCGCCTCGAAGACGTCAACGATCGCGACGTCGAGCGCGTCGAGCGCGGCCCGCATTGCTGGGCTGTGTGCCATGGTCCTGGTCCTCGTCGTGTGGTGGGCTCACCATGTGCGGGTGGTGACAAACGTCGTGCCTGTGGGCTGTGCGTCGGCCAGCTTGTCGGCCTTGTCCCTGTTGCAACAGCGGTGCGCGGCCTGCTTGTTGGGCAGTGTGTCGGGCCCGCCTGCGATGACGGGGACAACGTGGTCGACCACGTATTCCCATGGGTCCAGGTGGGGTAGCTCGTAGTCGATGGGCTCGCCGCAGATCCCGCAGTCGGGGTGCTTCTGGGCGCAATCGTGGTACGGGCTGCCGCAATCGGGGTGGCCGCGCATGATGGCTCGGCGATCACGGTCCCGCTGTGCGGTGTTGCGTGGGACGCCGGCCATCAGCGCGCGCTACTCCGCTACCACTCGAACGGCTGGTAGTCCGCCCGGACGTGCTCACGCTTGGGCAGGTTCTCGCCGTCGTAGAGGACGTCGGGTTCCTTGGGCGCCTGCTCCACCTGGACACGCGTCACTGCGGCGTCCTGCTGTGCGGTGGCTGCGCCGCCTGCGCTGGACGGGGTGCCCTGTGGGACGTTCACGCCTGCGGCCTTGGCGCCCTGCGTGGTGCTCGCATCCTGCGCGCTCACGCTCGACGTGGGGTCGCTGCTGGTGTCTGGCTTGCTGCTGTCGGCCATGGTCTGCCCTTCGATCGCTGGTTCTGCTTGCGTCTCCGACGATAGACGCTGTGCTGGTCGATCCGCGTAGCTCGGCCGGCGGCGTCTGCGTCGGAGGGTTCAGAGGTTGGGCACGGTTAGCCCTGCGAACAGGGTCTAACCGTGGTGTTCCGCGTCGTCAGGACGTCGGCAGTTCCACATGTCAGCGCCGACGGGAATTACTCGTCAGCCGTGGCCGGAAAGTTCGCAGCGGTACCCGGCATCTGTGCGGCCGGCAGCGCGTGGTGTCGTCGGGCACGCCTTCTAGGTAAGCGACACGTCCGTCTGCGATCGAATGCCCGAGACGATTCGGGCATGAGGGGGACTCACCATATGACGGCTGTTGCTCGGCCTGGTCAGGGTCGGTCCTGTGTATTACGATGCAGGAATCATCTCGCGGTGATGTGCGGACGGTCTGTCGGGGACTATCTCGCAGCAAGGGGCCTGATCTTCGGATCGGGCCCTTTGTCGTTGGTGGGAGACGTCGAGCACATCGGCTGTTCAGTTGTCGAGACACACCAGCGCGCCGGATCGGGGTTCGTGCTTCTGGGTGTAGACGCCAGTTCTACGCGCCGGCCGGCCGGAAGTCCAGACAGACGAAACGGGCGCCTACCCGTTGGGGTAGACGCCCGTTCTCGGTGCCAGATGTTGTGCGCGCCGGTGTTACTCGCTCACGACGGGCGGAACGACGTTCGTTCCGTCGCCGCTGCCGTCGTCCGGCGTGCCGGCCACGTCGTCCGGTACGGGTGCCGGATCGGTGTTCGGGACGTCGGTCGCCGGGGTGTCGTCGGACAGGTCCGGCGTGGACGGTTCCGGGGCGGTCGGCTGTGGGTCGGCCGTGGGAACGTCGCTGTCGTCCTCGACGGGCGCGGGCCCGGTCGCCGGCGGGGTGCTGGCGCCCTGGTCCTCGTCGAGCGGGGGGACGTCGGGTTCGGCCGGCGTGGTCGCCACCTGGTCCTTGAGCGCGGCCAGATCCGATGCGAACGCGTCCGCGTCGGCCTGCTGCTGCGCTGCAAGCTGGCTCGCGTCGGTCGCGGCGTCGTCGGCCTGGAACTGTGCGAGCGCGTCGGCCCGTTCCTGTGCCTTCTGCGCGTTGGCCTCCGCGAGTGCGATCGCCTGGTCCCGCTGGTCCTTGACGTCCTGGAACGCCTGCCGGTACGCGGCGCGTACCTCGTCGATGCTCGCCATGATGTGATCCGCCTTTCGGTGCAGTTGGTAGAGCGATTCGCCCACGCCCCAGATGCCTTGAACGGCCGTCCGGGCGCTGTCGGCAATGGTGCGAAGTATGTCCACGATCGCCAGCCTACGACAACGGCCGGCGCCCTGGTGGACGCCGGCCGGCCGGTTCTGGTATGGCGCTACGCGCGCTTGTGGGTGCGGAGCAGGTTCGACGGGGTGAGCGTGATCCGCTGCCCGCAGTCGCCGCAAGTGCCGGCGTTGCCTGAGCAGTAGCCCATGCGGGCGGTTGCGCGGTCGTAATGGGCGGTCTTGCTGCCGGGGCACTCGTCGGCCGGCGCCTGCGGCCCGATCGTCCAGGCAACGGGCGCCGTGGGGAAGCAGTGCGAGCAGAGCAGCGGACCGTGTGCAGCGACGGCCGCGGCCTCGTCGAGCCCGGACAGGTCCGGCAGCCAGCCCAGGCGCGTCGTCGGCCGCAGCGTGTGGCAGGAGCGCGACGCGTGAATGTGTCCGCCCTGGACCAGGAAGAAACGGGCCCAGCGGCCGTGCTGGTCCCGGACCTCTTCGAGCGCGTCGACCCGCTGCGCGATCGCGTCGCGTTCCTCTTCGGCGATCGCGAGCGCCTGGATTGCGGCGCCGGCGCGGTCGGCCGCGTTGTTCAGCCACCAGACGGCCTTACCCTCGGCGACGTCGGCCGGCATGTTGCCGGCGGCGATCTTGCGCGCGATTTCGGTCGCTTCGCGGATTGTGTGCGTCCACGCGCTGCGGCGCCGGCCGCGGGTGACGCGCTCGCGGTCGCCGGCGGCGCGGTGGACGTCGTGCTGGCGGGCCTGGACCTTCTGGCCGGCCGCGGCCAGTTCGTCGTATGCCTCGGCCACGATCGCGTCGTGGGCCTGTGCCTGGTCGGGGGTGTAGGTGCTCGCGGTGCTGGTCATGGTGTCGGGTTCCTGTCGGTTCGTGGTGTCGGGGGTCAGTTGGCGGTCTTGGCGGCGATTGCGAGCAGCATCGCGTCCCGGTAGCTGCCGGCGAAGTCCAGATCCTCGAAGATCCGGTCTAGTTCGGTGTCGATGTGCTCGCGGGCGGTGATGACGTCGGAGATTGCCGCGCCGATCATGCGGGTTTCGGGGGTCTTCGGCATCCGGTCCAGGTGCAGCAGATCCGCGAACAGTTGGTCCGTGGTGCGGGTTTCGATCAGGCCGGCCATTTTGAGCGCGGTCGGGGACACCTTGGCGGCAGCGGCGGGGACGCAGACGCAGTAGGCGCCGGCGCCTGCGGCCTTCATGGCGCGCGATGCGGCGATCGCTTCGGTCTTGGTGGCGTACTCGCCGGCGTAGCGGTTGTTCCGCTCGAACCCGTCGGTGATCTTCACGGTGTAGGACTTCTCGGTGTTGGTCATGTTCCTAGTGTACGACAGTTGACGCGCGCGCGCAAGTCGTTCGTGATGCTGGTCAGAGACAGATTGCGGGCCCGGATCGTGTGATCCGGGCCCGCGGTTCGTCAGTTGTCGGTGTCGTCCTGGTCGCCGGCGCGGTGCCGGCCGACGTACCCGGCCGGCGGTTCGTACTCGTCGCCGTAGGCGTGCCGGCCTTCCCACATGAGCGCGTTCCAGGCCGGATCGTCGTTGCGGTGCATCACAGCGCGATCCTTTCGGCCTGCGCGAGCGCGTCGCGCGCCGCGGCGATCAGTTCGTCCGCGACGTCGGCCGCGTCGTGCGTGAACAGTTCCGCACGGTCGAGCATGTCGGACGCGTAGGCCAGCAGGCGCGCGCGACGGTCGCGAAGCTGCGCGCGTGCCTCGGCCGCGTTGCGGGCGGTCAGGCGGGGAAGTGTGAGCATGTCGGGTTCCTCTCGGGTGGTGGGGTGCCGGCCGGCGCCTGGTGGGAACGCCGGCCGGCGGGGGTGGTTAAGCGCCGGTGCCGATCCGGCGCGCGTCCGCGACGGTCTGCGCGTAGTCCTCGGGGGTCCAGACCGCGACCAGCGGCCGGTAGCTGGTGCAGTGGACGCTGTGCGGGCTGGTGTCGCCGGCGCGCCGGCCGACGCACTCGCAGGGCAGCGGCAGGCGCCCAACCAGGTCGTTCGCGTAGAACTCCCAGATCGCGAACGCGTGTCCGTCGCGGGCGGTCGCTGCGGCCTTCGCGGCGTCGAGCGCGGCGTAGTCGTCGAGCATGTGGACGGCCTTCGCCAGCATGTTGCTGTAGTAGGCCGGCGTCGCGGGCCCGCCGATCGCGGCAGCGGACACGAACGCCTGTCCGTAGTAGGTCCAGGCGCGCAGGAATCCTTCGGCAGCCTTGCGGGCGTAGGTGGTGTAGCGGGTGTCGGGTGTGTTCGTCATGGCTCAAGTGTACGACACTTGACGCACGCGCGCAACCCGTTCGTCTAGCAGGTCAGACGCGGGTTTCGCGCCGCCGGCGGACCTCGCCGCGCGTGCCGCGCCAGATCCAGCCGGCCGCGAACATCGCAGCGCCGGCCGCAACGATGCCCGTCCACCAGAGCAGTTCGTAGGGGTGCGCGTAGCGCGATCGCAGCGCGGTAATCAGCATCCACGCGACGAACATCAGGCCGGCCAGGTACCTACCGCGGAGAACTCGAAGCATGGCGCCATGATGCCACTTCGGCCGGCACGAACGCCCCGTAGACGTGGCAGATCCACCCGTTGCGGCGCGGGTCCGGCGTGAGCGACCACGCGCCGCAACAGGGGCACTTCATCGGCCAGGAATCCACATCGGCCCGAACTCGCTCGGGTCGCCGGGATACCGCGCCGCGTCCGGCGACGTCGGGTCCGTCAGGTTGCGCCAGCGGCCGGCCTGGTCGCCGAACTCCGCGACCCATTCGGGCAGCGCGAGCACGTCGAGCAGGAACACGGCGCCGGCGCCGGCGATCGCCACACCGAACACGTCGACACCGAACACGGCCTGGACGTGCAGCCCGTCGAACCATTCCCAGGACGCCAGGCGCGCCGGCTGGTCGTCGTGGATCGCGTCGGACCGCACGATCAGCGCGTTACCGTCGTCGTTCTGCGGCAGCGATCGCCGCCACCAGCACGCGCCCAGCGGGTACCACTGGTCGAGCGGGTCCGGCAGCGGCAGCGCCGCCCATATGCGACTCATCGCGCCGGCAGCCGGTCGCCGCGGTGGTCGTGCCCGCAGTCCCATTCGATCGGCTGGTCCGCCGTGATCGTCGTCCCGTTGTTCGAGCAGCGCCGGCAGCGGTACAGGACGTCGGTCCCGATCAGGACTTGACGCGCGCGGCCGACGTCGGGCACATAGACGGCCGTGCAGCCTTCGCCGCCGTCGCAGTCGGGCCCGTTGGCACACAGGCCGGCCGCAGCGTTCGGCGCGCTGGTGACGTACTCCGGGCGGTACTCGACGGCTTCCATGCGCTCGCCACACGCGACACACTCGCCGGTGCTGTTCGCGATCATCCGGTGCTGGCACGACGGGTTGTCGTTCAGCATCACGCGTTGCGGAACGTGCGACGTGCCGAACAGCGTCGCGAGCAGCTTCACGTCCAGGTGCTCGACGTGCGTCATGGTCCAGCGGTGAAACTGGTTCACGGTCGGGCTGTGACCAGGGTTTGCGGTGCGGTGCTGGATCGCCCAGCGTTCGGCCAGGTGCCGGCCGTCGTCGGTGTCGTCGAACTCCCAGCGCGGATAGATCCGCTGCCCGTAGTCCTCGCCGATCGTGAACGGGCAGTCTTCGCACTCTGCGGCCCAGCCGGACCGCGGTTCGGTGAACTCCATCAGTCGTCGCCTTCCGCCGGCGGGACCACGATCGGCGCGAACGGCGCCGCGTTGAACTCGAACGCCATCGCGAACTCAGCAATCCGCATGTGCAGATCGCCGGCCGCGGACCAGGCGCGCGAGCCGTGCGCGGACGGTTCCGCGTCGGCCAGCCTGGACGCGTTGACGGCCTTCGCGAAGTGCTCGGCGGACAGCTTCGCCGCGTCGGGGTGGTTGCAGTCGGGGCAGCACTTCCGGCCGTAGCCGGCCGCGTCGCATCGCTTCGCAGTGCTGTTGCATTCCAGGCAGGACATGCGGGTCACGGTTCGATCCTCTCGGGTAGTGCGCGCGGGCCCGCGGTGTCGATGCCCAGCGCGTGAAACAGGGTGTTCCGAACCTTCGTCACAGTCGCGAGCAGGTCCGCGAGCGGGTCCGGGTCGGGCAGCGGGGGTTCCCCCATCACGGCGCGCATCCGGTTGTAACAGGTCCGGTGGAACGTGCCGCCGTAGATCGGCAGGTGCCAGTTCGCCTCGCGCAGCGCATGTCCCAGCGCCTCGACGGTCAGCGCCCCGTCGAACTCTTCGACGAACTGGCACAGTTCACAGGTCGCGCGCCAGACGCGTTCCGCGGCCATCAGCGGGCCCGCGCGATCTTCGGCCACGGCAGCGTCAGCAGCGCGGTTCGGTGTCGGTCCTTCGGCTCGAACGGCAGCGGGTCGCCCAGCTTGAACGCGGCCATGGTCGCGTAGCCCAGCGCGTCCGCCACGTCGTCGGGGTGGTCCTTCTTCCGCCAGTCGCCCAGCCGCGGCGCGATCTGGTCGCCGTACCAGTCGTCGATCACGTCGATCACGTCGTCCTTCGTCGCGTGGCCGGCGCCGGTCACCCAGGACTTGCCGACGGTGTTCCCGACAACCACGATCGGGATTCCGCGCGCGTCGAACGCCTCGAAGATCAGGTGCCACAGCCCGGACCTGTCGAACTGCCCTGGACTGTTCATCTGGTAGGGCTGTTCCTCCAACACCACGACGTCGGGGTGGCCGGCCACGGTCGCGGCCTTCCAGACCTCAGTCCGCAGAATGCGTATCCGGTTGTTCCGGGTGTGGTAGCTCGCCCCGTTCGAGCCTTCCCGGCCGAACCGCGCCGCGAGCTTCACGCGGCCTTCGACCAGGACGCCTACGCCGGTCGACGTCAGCGACGGATCTATCCCGACAGCGATCATCGGGCATCACGCCGCAGCCGCGCCAGGTAGACGGGGCAGTCCGGCCGGTGCTCGTCGTCGACCGCGGCGCCGCAGCCGGCGCAACTGCCGTCCGGGTTGTCGGCCGCGTCCGCCCAGTCGTGGAACGTGCAGCTACCCGCGTGGCAGGCCGGACAGACCGGCGACGGTCCGCGGCCGGACTTCGGCGCGTCGTCCTGGTCCTCGTCGTCGTCGACCACTTCGGCGTCCACCACGTCGTCGTCCGCCTTCGCAGCGCGGCCGGCGATCGCTTCGAGCACTTCGGCCGCACGTATCCACGCGCCGGCGAACGCGCGCGCCTGGTCGGCCGTCGCCGCGTGCGTCTGGCAGTTCCGCAGTTCCGCGCGCCAGTCCGCGCCGTAGGTGACATGAACAGCGATCTTCGCGCCGCGGTTCGCCGCGGTGCCTTCGTCGTTCGGGAACACGAACGGGATCACGTACCCGTCCACGTCGCCGTCCGGCCCGTCGGGGTGCCAGTCCGGCAGCGCGAGCACGATCGGATTGAACACGGCCACGTTCTCGCGGCCTTGGGATGGTGCCATGGTCATTTCTCCTGGTGGGATGGGCAGTGATAGGTCCGCGTGTTCGGGTCGTACCTCCACGCGGGGGACTTCGGTTCGGACGGTAGCCGGATCGCGTCGCAGTCCTCGCAGATCAGCGGAGACGGTTCCACGGTGCAGTCCGGCCGGTGCTCGACGGGCTCGCGCGCGAGCAACGCGCCACAGCCCTTGCACGCCGCCTGTTCGCCGGACCAGTTCGAGCGCATTTGGCCGGCCGTGATTCGGGGCATCAGTCGTCAGTGAGCGCGTAGCAGACGGGGCACAGGAACCGCAGGTGAAACGACAGACCTTCGTCCATGATCACGCGCTGGCAGCGGGTGAACACGGTCAGCGGTTCGCCACACTTCGCGCAGTTGTCGCCGCCTTCGCTGCCGGCCGGCGCGCGGTCGTGCCAGTCGGCCGCGCCGGCGCGACACGTCTCGCAGTGATTCGGGTCCGGCCGCGGCTCGCACACGATCGTGCCGTCGGTCAGGATGCCAACGTGGTAGCCCAGTTGCTCGGCGTACTCGCGTATTTCGTGCTCGGCGATCGCCTGGTCGATCGCCTGGTGTCCCTGCATCTATGGGCCTTTCTGGTGGGATATGGGGGCGCCGGCCGGCCGCTGCTTGACCGGCCGGCGCCCGGTCTTATCGGGGGTCTATCTCTTCGAGCGCGGTCGCCCGCCCAGCAGCAGCGCGACCAGCAGCGCCACCAGCAGAACCGCGAGCGGTATCCACAGCGGCGCGGTAACCCACAGCCAAGACCACGCGATGACGTGGGTCAGCTTGAGCACCAGGAACACCAGGAACAGCACGGTTCCGATACCGATTCCGTTGCCTCCGGTCTTCATCACTTACCCGCTTTCGCGTCGCTGAACTGCACCACGGTCCCGTCGTCGTCCGGCGGATCTGCGGCCGGCGGATCGGCGTCGTCGCCCTGGTCCTCGTCGTCGTCGGCCGGCGGGCGCGGCGCGTCGTCCGCGATCGGGTTCCCCTCGTCGTCGAACATCGGCGGTTCGTTCTTCTCCGCTTCCGCCCGTTCGGCCTCGTCGCGCTCGGCTTGCTCGGCCGCGGCGCGCGCCTTCGCCGCCAACTGCTCGGCCTTGATTTCCTCGCGCGTCGGGGGTTTCGGCGTGCCCGGTATCCACATGTCGCCGATCCGCCGGCATCGCCGGATCGGGACTTCGGTCCCGTCCTCGGTGAACCTGGTCGCCTCTTCGGTGACTTCCAGTTCCACCATGAGCGTTACGCGGCCCAGACCGCGGGGCGCGCTGTCCAGCGTCGCGACGTGCGCGCCGGACAGGAAGATTTCGGCGCGTTCCGTCGGGTCGGCCGGCGGGGGCGCGTCCGGGTCTTCCACGTTGTCCAGGTCATTCCCGGACGGCAGACCTTCGGGCTGGTCCTGAATCAGTCCCACTTACTCGTTCCCTTCATCGGTGGGCGCGTCGGCGGGTGCCGGCGCGGTCGTCTCGCCGGCCGCAGCGCGCGCCACCATGGCGTCCGCTTCGGCGACAAGCACGTTCTGTTGCTGCCAGGCGTACAGGTGGTCGGCCACCTTGCCCACGGCCACGTCGTCCAGGTCGTCGGTCGACGTCACGTCCGGCCGTTCCAGGATTCCGCGGTACAGCGCGATCTTGCCGTCCCGGTTCGCGTCGTCCGCGTAGCCGGCGTCGCCCAGCAGCGCGTATAGCCGCTTTTCGAGCGCCTTCCGCATCCGCGACTTCGGCCGCTCCGGGTCCGCGGCCGGCGCCGTGTTCCGCTTCGCCGCGACGGACTTCGACTTCGCCGCGGCCTGCTGGTCCGCCTCGGCCTGCCGGGTCTGCGCCGCGATTTGCTCCGCGGTCGGTCCCTGCTCGGCCGGCGACGGGTCGACGGGCTCTGTGCTCGTCTCCGCGTCGCCGGCCGGCGCCTCGGGGGGTTCCGGCGCGGGGTCCGGTTCCGGCTCGTCCTGCGCCGCGCTGGCCTGCTCCGCGGCCGGCCGCGGGTTCGGCGTCGGGTTGTCCGGGTCTTCGCTCGACTTCGGTTCGTCCAGGGGGACTTCCTCGGCGAATATCTCGTCCTCGGTGACGGGGTTCGCCGGCGCCGGCGCGGTGCGTTCGGGCTCGTCGAACCGCTCCGATTCCAGATCCTCGCGCGAGTAGCTGATACCCATAAGCACGTCGGGCGCCATTTCGCGGCAGACCTCGGCCTGTGCCTTCGCTTTCAGCATGGTCTGCGGGTCGGTGATGTACTTCATGTTCCCCAGGACGGACACCTTGCGCTTGCCGTCCCAGAACTTCTCGACGGACACCCAGTCGTCGTCGTTGTTCGGGTCCGGGTTCGTCACGCCAGGCTTCGGGGTCGGCACGTAGCCGGCGCGCTGCGCTCGCGCGATCGTCCAGGTGCTCGAATACTCGTCGCCGTCGTGGTCGCGGCCGACAACGGTCACGGACTCGTCGGACTGCTCGACGGTGCGGACCTTGTACCCGGACGCCTTGAGCAACCCGACCATGGTCCGCGCTTCGAGCGACGGCATTCCGTGGATCGGGACGACACGCTGTAGCGACTGGATCGGGTTCAGTCCCAGTTCGGCGCCGTACAGGATCGCCGCGGTCGCGTCGCCCTGCTTCCCGAAAAACCTCTTCGGGACCATGGTCGTGCGGACCAGTTGGCCGGCCAGCTTCCACGCCGTGTTGTAGACCTCGGCGTGTTCGTGCAGGACAGCGACGGCCGTCGGGCGCCTCATCTGCGCCGGCGGGAACACTTCGAGCGTGCCGGCGTCCTGGTCCTGGTGTGCGATTTCGGTCATCGTTCCTTCTCTCCTGGTGGGGGTGGTGCTCATGCCGCGTAGAACTTTTCCAGCGACTCTTCGATCTGCGACGTCGCCCAGCCGGCCATTCCGACCTCATGGATTCCGTCGTATCCCGGCCAGCGGCCGGACTCTTGGCAGCGCGCGAACAGTTCGATCGCTGCGCGGTTCTGGCGCCGGCCCAGTTCGACCACTTCCGGCTTGATCCGGCAGACGGACACGGTGAACGGCGCCGTCTTCGCCTGGACCACGAACAGGAACCCGACGTTTTCCAGACCCAGTTCGGCGCAACCGTCCTCGTAGAACGCCTGTTGCTGGTGGTAGCCGTAGTCGATCACGGCCCGCTGAAACTGCGCCGGGTTCGCGCTGGTCGCGGTCTTGTAGTCGACACAGATCGTTCGCCCCAGCCCTTCGGTCAGGAAGTCCGGCCGGCAGCGCAACCGGACGCCGGTCGCGTCGTCGTGCCAGTAGATCGAATGTTCGGCCTGCCCGCGGGACAGCAGCCGGCCGGCGATCCGGTGCTGGAACACGCGGCCGGCCATGGTCTGCGCCTTGTCCATGTCCCACTTCGCAACGGGGATCTTGCCGTGCCGGCGCGCGTTCGCCTCCGCGGCCTTCCACTCGCTCGTCGACTGCGGAACCTTCGCGACCTTCCCGTCCGCGGTGTGCCCGCAGACCTTCGGGTCCAGCATCGCGAGCGCGCCGCCCTTGCCCAGCACCATCTTGTGCGTGACGTGCCCGTAGTCGAAGTTCTTGTTCACGCCGCGATCGTTGCGCCGGTTCCAGTCGAACTCTTCCGGGGTGGTCGCCAGCAGCGCGCGGGCGCCGCTCGACGACAGCGACGACAGGTCGCCGTGGTAAACGTCCTCGTCGATCCAGGTGAAGATTCCATCGTTCTTCGGGACCGCGCCGGACGGAACGGTCGCCGGCGCCTGGTCGACGATTTCGTGTTTCAGCCGCACACAGTCCAGGTGCTCGCGGCACGCCGCGCAGAACCAGTTCCCATGCGACTTGCAGAACGCGGGAATCTCGCCCGGTAGCTGCCGGCTGTACTTCTGCGCGAACCCGCAGTTCTGGCACTTGAGGGGTCGGACTTCGCCTGCGGTCATGCGCTCATCAACTCCGAGTAGTCGAAACGGTGTCCCAGGCTCTCGACGATGTTCGTCGTCGCCTCGCCGGCGTAGCCCAGCATCCGGCCGTTGTAGATCCGGGCGTGGACGGGAATCCGGGTCTGGTTGCGGACGAACGCTTCGCCGACGTCAGTCAACCGCCAGTAGCCGACACGCTTCGATCCGTCCTCGCGCTCGACGTCGGGCATGGGTTCGATCAGTTCCCAGTGTCGCGCGATCACTTCGTCCTGTCCGGCCGATCGCAGCGCCGGCAGGTATGCCCAGTCGCGGCCGGCGGTGCGCCACATGCGGACCAGCACGGCCGCGATGTTCGCCGTGATCCTGCGCTTGTAGACCTTCGCGAATTGCCCGCAGCAGGGGCACGTCTCGCCGTCGTCGACACGCTCGCGCAGCCAGTCGCGCGCCTCGCCCAGCGGGGTCGCGTCCTTCGGCGCGGTCATCCGCGCGGCCCGTTCTGCTCGAAGTCGCGCTGGTCGTTCGCCCGTTCGAGCGCCGCCGTGTTCGCGTCGATCGCTCGAATCAGGTCGTCGATCCGCTCGCGCGCCGCGTCGGATAGGTCGATCTTCACTGTCGGGTTTCCTCTCGGTTCAGTCGTGCCAGTAGTTCGTCGGCCGCGTGTGATCCCTGCGGCCGGCTCAGCATCCGTTCGCGCGCTGTGCGCTGGTCGATGCCGGTATCTGTCGCCGTGAACGCCACGGCCTTGATCGCTGCGCGCTCGCCGGCCATCAGGCAGCGGGCGCCGGTGCTGTCCTGGTGTTCGTGGTAGGCCACCAGTTCGCCGCGCTGGTCGTCGACTGGCTCGCGGTGCGTTCCGACTTCGGTCCTGCACACAGGGCAGAACCGAACCTGGAATCCGGGCCAGTCGCGGCCGTCAGCCACGCGAGCGGTCGGGGTGCGACCGCACGTAGTCCACGGCGCCCCACGCGATCGCCACCAGTGCGACAGCGATCGCCAGATATGCCGCGACGGTCAGCCCGACCAGCAGGATCGTGAGCGCGATCCCCAGGCCAGCGGCCAGTCCTCCCAGAATCATGTTCATGCTGGTACCTCCACAAATTCGCAGCGGTCGAAGTGCAGCCGCGATCGCTGCCGGCCGCAGGTTCGGCTGTTTTCCGCGACGCCTACGCACCAGACGCCGGGTTCGGACTTGCACGTCGGGCAGGTCCGTTCGAGCGCGCGCCGGACTATCGGATCGCGGGGGTTCGCCAGCCGGTGCCCATTCGGGCCACGGCCGCGCGAGTAGAGCCCGACGGCGCCCATCAGCGGCCGGCCAGCCTGCGGACACGGCCGCGCAGTGCAGCGTTCGAGCGCGCCAGCCGGTGCTGTTCCTCGACGGCCGATTCCAGCCTGGTCGTGAGGTTCTTCACCCGCGGATCGTGCAGCGACAGCACGACGTAGCGCGAGTCGACGCCCTGGACGTCGTGCCCGACGTGAGCAATCACGCGTTCGGTGCTGTAGCGGTACTCCGGTTCGGTGTCGTTGCGCCACAGCCGCAGCGTGTCGCCCGCCTGGTAGTCGCGATCGCCGCGGTACCAGACCAGCGTGTGCTTCTCGTTGACCCTGATTCGCTCGTACTCGAACGGGCCCACCTTGACGTCGTGAGTAGCCATCAGCCGGCGATCCCTGCCAGCGCGTCGCGGATCGTCGCCCGGAACGGCTCGACGTCGGGGACGATGGTCAGCCACGCGGCCGGCGTCGCCTCGCGTTCGAGCCGTGCCCGGATCTGCTCGACGGTCGGCCGTTCCCACTCGAACGGGCGCGCCGGCCAGAGCGGGTGCAGATGATGCCGGCCGCGGGTGAAGTTCCCGCGGACCCAGCCGAACAGCGCGACCATGACGGCCGGCGGCTCGACGAACAGCGCGAGCATGGACAGCCCGCCGATGATGGAACCGACCACGATTCCCTGCGTCGTCGTCACTGCTGGTTCTCCTTGTCCACGCGCCACTGCCGGAACTCGCCCAGGATCTTGACGGCCACGGCCGGCGGCATGTCGACCTTCGACGTCAGGAACTCGACCAGGAACGCGTCAGCGTCAGCGGCCATCGCCGTAGTGATCAGTTGTTCGCCCATGGTGCGCGCGTCGTCGGTGCTCACCAACTGCGTCGACTTGCCGAACAGCACCTTGACCAGCGGTTGACGGGTCGCCACGCCGTAGATCGCTTCGGTCCAGAACACGTCTTCTTCTGGTTTTGCCTTGCCGCTCATGCGATGTAGACCACCAGGACAGCGCCGGAATCGTTCACGCCGTAGCAGCGTTTCGGGTCCAGCCAGAGGTTGTCCGTCAGCGTGCGGACGCACTGCATCGTGTAGAACTTCCCGGTGACCGGCGACGTCGCGATGACGGTCCAGCCCGGTTCCCAGTAGAACGCGGCCCGCACGTTGTCCGCGAACGCGCAGGACGTGTCCGCGGTCGCCACGCCGGACAGGCCGGACGGGCAGACGGTGAACGTCTCGGCGCCGGCGCGCTGCGACGCCCAGAGTGCCGCGAGCGCCATCACCAGGACGGCCACAGCGACCACCAGCACGGCGCGCAGCCGGCGGATACGCGGACGCATGTCCACGCGGGCCCGGTGCCGGCCGGCGATCGTGCAGGACACCACGCGGTAGTCCTCGTCGTCCAGGTCGACGAACTCCGGGTCCAGTCGCTTCGCCCACGGCGCGCCCTCGACGGTGCCCAGTGAGCAGTCCAGTTCGTCGATCGTGCGGTCCAGAACCGCGTCGCGGTGCGCGATCTGCTCCGCGGCCGACAGGCGCGCCAGGCAGTACGGATCGCACGGCCGCAGCGGGGGCGCCCAGCACATGTCGCATTCGAGCGTGGGGTTCCGGCGGTAGGGCAGGATCGGCCGGTAAGGCAGCGGCGCGTCCTCGACGTCCGGCGTCATCGCGTCGGCCGTATCGTTGTTCTCTGACATGTCGAACTCATCCTTCGGTGTGTCGTGCGGCCGGCGCTCCGGGGTTGGGGCGCCGGCCGCGTTCTTATTCTCCGCGGTTGCGGGGGGTCATGTGGTCGATCAGGTGGTCCGTGGACAGCCACGGTTCGGACGCGTCGCGCTCGACGGCCTCGAACTGGTTCGCGCGATCGCGCAGCGTGGCGATGAACAGGTCCAGGTCCGTGAGCGCCGCGACGTGAGCGGACAGCAGGATCGGCTTCCAGCCGGCGATGATCGTCGCCGCGATCCGCAGCAGCTTCGAGTCCGGCAGTTCGTCGAGCGCGGACCGAACGACGTCGGGCGCGATGGACGCGTGCGTGGTGTAGCGGGCCAGCGGCGCCGGCGCGGTCCAGCCGGCGAAGTCGTGCCGCTGGTAGTCGAAGTCGTAGTCGTCGAGCACGTTCGGCAGACCGCCGCGGATTTTCGTCCCGACAGCGATCACAGCGTCGCCGAACAGCGCGCGGATGCCGGTCACTGGTGCGCCGCGATGTAGTCGGCCAGCGCGGCGCGAGCCTTCGCAATCTCGCCGTACAGACGGACGCTCTCAGCGTCCACGACGTAGCGGCCGAACTCGTTCTTCTTCGCGAGCACGTCGCCGCGCTCCGCGGCCTTCTGCAAGGTCCGCAGGTTCACGCCGTAGCGTTCCGCCGCGACCTGCAAGGTCAATTCTTCGACAGGTGGGGTTTCGGTGGGGTTGGTCATGGCGGACACGCTACGCCACTTGTCGCAGTCCGCGCAAGACAGACGCGACGCCCGAACTTGTCGGACGTCGCGTCTGGTGTTCGCGGTGACTACGAACCGCAGTCGGGGTCTGGCAGCGGTGCGCGCGCCGCCGGCCGCGCCGCGTCGTTCGCCCGCTGTTCTGCGTGGATCGCTTCGATCCGCTTGTTAATGTCGCCGACCTGCGCGAAGAACGCTCGCGACACGTCCACGCCGTACTGCTGCCGGACAGGATCGTCGGTGTCTCGACCCTTCACGCGCGGGTCCGGTGGGTCGACCAGCTTCCCGACCCACTCGACCAGCGCGCGCTGTCCGTCGGCCAGCAGCCCGCGTTCCTCCTGCGATAGCCGATCGTTGTCCGCGCTCAGCTTCTCGTTGTCGGCCGTGACCTGCCGGGACTGGTTGATCGCCGCGATCAGTTGCGACTGGCAGTCCTGGACGCGCGCCGCGAACGCCGCGGCCTCGCGCGCGTTGCGCTCGTTGTTCGTCGCGTTCTCCGACGTCGTGAACACGGACCAGCCCAGGAATGCGACCGCGATCATGCCGATCAGCCAGCGCCGATCCGTCGCCATTGCGCGCCACTTCGAGCGCCGCCGGCCGTCGGGCAACGGGTTGTGCTTCTCCGCGTAGCAGACGCGCGCCAACTGCCACAGCTTCGACAGCGCGAACCCGATCACGATTCCGACAACCAGCGACCAGGACAGCAGGTTCGTGAACACGTCAGCCATGGTCCGCCCCTTCCACGTCATCCGGGGGCAGGCCGGCGGACTTCGCCGTCTCCGGGTGCTCGACCTCGGCCACGGCCGCGGCGCGGTCCGCCTTCACTTCCGCCCGGTGCGCGGTTTCCTTCGCGTCCTTCACGTCCTCGGCCCGCTCTGCGTCGCGCTTCGACTTATCGCCGGACAGTCCGCCGAGTAGGGCGCCGCCGGCCAGACCGACCAGCGTCACCATGCCCTGCGGCGCCTCTCCAACAATCTCCCAGATCACATACGTGACCACGATCGCGATAGCGAAGTACAGCGACAGCCGTGTGTCGCTGGCCCATGAGCGATGACGCGGCCCGTTCCACGCCGCCACAGCCCTATTCCGGGTCTGCGACGTCGCCGGCGCCGCTGGTATCGGGCGCCCGGTGCCGGCCGACGTAGGACGGTTCGATCGCGGCCGGCTCGACCTTGTGGACCATGGCGATCGTCTCGTCGGTGTACTTCGTGACCTGTTCGATCGTGGGCGCCGCGTTCGTGAGGAACGTCGCGGTGCGGACCAGAACCGCGCAGACGACAGCGATTCCGCCGGCGATCGCCGCCGCGGTCCCGTTGCCGGTCGGCAGCAGATCAGTGACGTAGCTCGCGAGCACGCCCAGGAACAGGACCAGCGCGGACAGCAGCGCGGCCGTCGACTTCGCCTTCTGCGCCGGCGAATACTTCGACAACATCGGGATTCCCTTCGTGGGTTGCGAGCGCGCCGGCCGGCGGGCCCGTCGGGATCAGGCTATCGCCGGAACCTTGCGATGTGCCCGAACGCCTCGTCCATCTTGGCCGGATCGAACTCGTACCCGCCATGAGCTTGCAGACCAGGCAGCGCGCCGACCAACTGGATCAGCCCGCCGATGTTCGACAGGATGCCCGTCGGCCGCAGCAGTTCGTACAGCTTGTCGTCGACCTCCTGGTCCTGCCCGCCGCCGGCCATGCCCATTAGCTGTCCCAGCGCGGGATTGCCGCCGAGCCCAGTCATGGCGCCGACGCTGAGCGTCGCCAGTGTGCCGAACGGTCCACCCTTGCCCATCAGCCCGCCGAGCCCGCCGAGCATTCCGCCGATCGGCAGGAACGTGAGCCAGTCCGGGATGATGCGCGCGGCCAGCCGCAGGACGTGGACAAAGAACGGCAGTTCCATTTCGGCCTCGACGATGATTCCGAACATCGCCGGCCGAATGTTGTCGGGCGCGATCGCGTAGAAGTCGTTCGCGTAGTTGACCTCGAACACCAGCCGTTCGAGCCACGCGGGATAGGTCAGGCGCGATATGCCGGTCTTCGGGGTGCCCGGATCGCCGAACAGAATCAGCCCGTTGATCCGGTCGCGGATCATGGCGAACGGTCCGCCGTCGCCGAACAGTCGGTTCACGCTGCGCCGGATGCCGTCGGCCGACTGTGAGTACGCCTCGAACCACAGTTCCACCGCGACGGCCGCGGTCGCGTCCAGGCGCCGGCGGTTCATCGCGTCCTGGACGTCGGGGTTTGCCCACAGCAGCCGTTCCAGTTCGACGTCGAGCGCGTGAATCACGTCGTTGTAGGACAGATCCGGGGGTCCGCCCATCAGTCCCAGGTAGCCGCCCATCGGGTACCCGATCGGCTGGTTATGGTGCCGGAACTCGCGTTCGGCGCGCGCCGCGGTCTGGAACGCCGGCCCTTGGAACGTGGTCGCGCCAGATCCGGGCGCGTTGTAGTGCCAGATCGGCAGCAGGGGCGCCGGCGCCGGCGCTTCGGTCGTGCCGGTCCAGCGGTAGCCGGTGCGCGACGCTTCCAGGTCGCCGAACTGCCCGGTGATCGGGACTTGCAGGCGCCGCTGTAGCTCGCGTGTGAACGTGTCTTCGTCGTTCCCGTAGTACCCGTCGCGCCGGCCCAGCAGGAACGCGTAGGACTTCGCCCACTTGGTGAAGTAGTCGTAGAACCGGAAGACTTCGGGCCCGCTCGAACCCTTCTTGAGGATCACGACGTCGCCGGCGGGTTCGCGTTCGCGACGCTGGTCGCCGGCTTGCCCTTGTCGACCAGCCGCAGGATCTTCGCGACCGCGGTCCGCAGCGTGTTCGGCCGGCCCTGCGAGTCGGTGCCCAGATCGGCGTCCGCGGACCAGTCGGGGCGCGAGACTTCCAGTTGCTCGCGCAGCCAGCGCGTGTTCACCAGCAGTTCGCGCTGTTCGTCGTCAGTCAGACCAGGCATAACGTCCTCCGTATCGGGGTGGTTGATCAGTTCCAGCAGACGTTCGCCCAGCGCGATCGCCTGATTCCATCGTGTCCGCCGGCCGGGAACGCCCGGTCGCGGGTCTTCGAGCCCGTTCGTGCCGCCGTTGATCGCGCGCGTCACTCCGAGCAGATCGCCGGCGTCGGCCATGGCGTTGATGTTCGGCCGCGCGTCGGTGATGTACCAGGCCGGACCCAGGCCGGCCCATTCGTCGTCGGCCAGCTTCCGCGGGTTCTTCACGAACACGTCGGGGTCGCTCACCAGGTGCCGGTCGTAGCACCAGCGGCCGAACGCCGCGTAGTTCGACTGCCAGGTGACCATGATCCACGTCCGGCCGATGAACGGCGCGTACCGGCCGTTCTTCGCGTATTCCTCGGTCGCGTTGAACCCGTCGGATTCCCAGCCCACTTGCGCGAGATACATCGCGATCTTGCGCGGGGTGTCGCAGCGCGCAGCGACCAGGCCGGCGCGGACCAGCGGCAGCAGCTTGCGGGCCCGGTTCATGTCGATGATCGGAACCGCGTCGTAGAGCACGGTCGCGGCCACTTCGTCGTCGTGCGCCGGCGCGATCGGCGGGAACGCCGGCGTCGCGGCCGGCAGGTTCTCGCCAGGCAGCGATCCGCGACGGAACGTCGAACGGCCGTCGGACCGGATCTTCCGGTGGATGAAGTCGAACCCGCGATCGTTGTCGTTCCAGGTGTCGTAACCGCACTGGCTGTGCATTTCGTCGATCGGGTTTTGCCAGCGGCCGGCCCAGAACATCCAGCCCTCGTAGAAGTCCTCCATTTCCTTGAGGACTGCCATCTGCGCCGCGTTGAGCGATCCGCGCTGCTTGAACGGGTGGTTTTTCCAGTTCAGGTCTTCGGCGGTCGCGTTGAGGTGGTTCGACGTCGACACGCTGTTCGTTGGCGTGTAGCAGGCGGAATCGGCGTCGCGCAGCGGTTCGATGAACTCGTTCCAGTCCGCGGCCCACGCGATCAGGAACACTTCGGGGAACCCGCGCATCACCTGTAGGTGAACCGGCGGGTTCGTGCCGGGGACTATCTTCCAGACCAGCAGGGGGGAATCCGGCGCCAGTCGCGCCGGTTCCCAGCCGTTCTCGCTACCCATACCGCCCAGTGTGCCCGACGGCCGCGGCTATGCCTCGACGACAGTCCAGACGGGCTCGACGGCCTGGACCAGTTGGAAGTTCCGATTGAACGGGTTCCCCTGGTTCGCGTCGCGCAGCATGGGCAGCGAATTGCGCGCCTGTTCTTCGTCCATCACTGCGACCGTGGGGGACCAGTTGTCTTCGTCGCCGGTCAGCGTGATCATTTCGGCCTCGAAAGCAGCGTTCGCTTCCAGGTAGGTCTGCCACGCCTCGCGTTCTTCGTCCGTCGGTTCGTCGGACATGGGCGCCGGCGCGACGGGAAGCGAACTCGCGAACGATTCCGGCATCACGAACACTTCCCACTGCACGCCCCAGACGATGTTCACGGGTTCGGTGGTCGTCACGGTGCGTTCTCCTATGCTGCGAGCCCGGTAAACCCGAGCTGCGTCGAAGTGATTCGGATGATGTCATTCGCCACGCCGGCCTTCGCCACGGACGCCTGCGCGGTCCACAGGCAGTTGCCGCCGGTCGCCGCATCCCAGAACGAAACGTGGCTGATCGTCTCGCCGCTGATCAGGGTGATTTCCGGGGTGCCGCTGATGTTGATGAGCCCGGACACGGCCGCGGCCCACGACGTCGCGTAGCGCGTGGTCTGCGTGGACGCGTTCGCGGTGCCGGCCGCGCCCGGATCGCCGGTGTGTCCGCGGACGTAGACGATTGCCGGCGGGGTCCACGCGACGTTGCGGAACGCCAGGTTCAACAGGTTGTTGACCAGGTATGCGGTCGGTCCTACGGACATGGTGCGATCCTATCTGTCGTTTCGGGCCTCAGACCCATTGCAGTTGATTCCAGCCGGTCGCGCCGGCAGACCCAGCGCCGCCCGATCCCGAGCTACCTTCCTTGCCGCCGCCGCCGCCGCCGCCCGATCCGATCGGACCGCCGGCGCCGCCGGCCGAACCGTTCGCGCCGAACCCGGAACCGGCCGAACCGCCGCCGCCACCGCCGCCGGCCTGCCCAGCCGGCGCGCCAGTCGCGCCGTTCGTCGCCGCGTTGCCACCGACGCCGGTCTGAGAGTTGGCGCCCTTGCCGCCGGTGTACGCGCTGGACTTGTTCGCGCCACCGCCACCGCCGCCCGGTCCGGCCTCGACGGTGCTGTTCGGGTTCTGCGGCAGGTTGCCGGCCGCGGTGCCGCCGGCCTGCCCGACACCGCCGTTCTCGGCCCAGTCGACCGTCGTCCCGGCCGCGGCGCCCACCGCGCCACCGCCACCGCCGAACGGGTTCGTCGTCGTGCCGCCGCCGGCGCCGCCCGTCGCGACCACAATGTCCACGCCGTCGATCTGGAACCGCGTGTCGCCGCCAGGCTTGCCGGCCACGCCCTGCCCGTTGGCGCCGGCGCCACCAGCGCCGCGGGTTATCGCCCAGGTGCTCGACGGGCCCCAGAGTGTCGACGGGACGTAGACGCGCAGCCGCGCGCCGCCGCCGCCGGCGCCGCCGCCGTTGCCGGTGCCCGAACCGCCGCGGATGCCGGCGCCGCCACCAGATCCGCCGGCCGCAGCGCATTCGACCCAGACGCCGTGCGCGCCGGCGGGGAATGCTTGCCCAGACAGCACGACGTCCGTCTGCGTGATCGGGTTGAACGCGGTAATCAGTTGCAGGTCAAGCGACTGCGTGGCGATGCCGGCGTTCGACAGAGCAAGCATGGCGATGCTCGCGAGACTGGTGGACTGCGTGCCGGGAAGCGTCTGGACGACGGCCAGCCGGCCGACCGCGATCAGTGCCGCGGCCGTCGAGCTTGGCGCCGTGCGCGCCGCCGCGAGCGGGACCACGCGCGCGAGCGCCGCAGACTGGACGCCGGCCACCGCGCCCGACGCGATCGCGACCTGCATCACTTTCGTCAGCGCCGCGGCCTGCGCCGCGCCGGACGTGTTCGCCAACTGGACCAGCGCGATCTTGCGAAGCTGCGCCGACGTGGACGCGCTCGCCACGCCGTTGATCCCCAGGCCGGCAATCTTCATCAGGACGGCCGACTGCGTGGCGATCGCCAACTGCTGAACCGCAATCCCGCGGACCATGAGCAGCGCGGCCTGCTGTACCGGGTCCGCGACCTCGCGAGCGTCGATCGTCAGGACAGCCCACCAGCCCGGAATGAGCAGCCGCGGGGGCGCCTGCGGGGTGTCGAACCAGCCGGTAGCCATTACGTTTGCCTCGCGACCAGCCACACGTCACCGCGTCCGCCCTTACCGCCAGGCCAGGCCACGGTGTAGAACCCGCCCGAACCGCCGCCGCCACCGCCGCCAGGGGGTGCGCCGGCCGCGCCGTTCGAGTTGCCGCCCTGCGCGCGTCCGCCGCCGACGTAGGTCACGCCGTTGAACTCGAAGTTTCCAGGCGAGTCGCCGTAGATGTAGTCGCCGTCGGTGCCTTCGCCGGTGCCGCCGGCGCCGCCCGGTGTGACCATTGCAGCCTTGCCGCCGGCGATCGCGTTCCGAACCACGCCGGCGCCCGCGCTGCCGTTCTGTTCCTTCGCGCCGCCGGCGCCGCCGTTGCCGATCGTGCCGGTCAACGTCGCGCCGGCCGTCGGGAAGTCGACGCCGCGGACCAGCGTTTCGACCTGCCAGATACCCGCGTCGCCGCCCTCGCCGGCGATACCCACGCCGCCGTTGCCGCCGGCGCCGCCGCCGCCGTCGCTGATCGTGATGCGGTCGACGTACTTCGCCCAAGACGGAATGTCGTAAGACCAGGCGCCGGCCGCGCCGATCTGCGTTGTGCGCGGCGCGAAGAACGGGGGTGCGACGTCGCCTTCCACGATGCCCAGCGCGACCCATGGCGTGTCGCCGGACCAGGTGAGCGCGCCCAGCGTCGTGTTGCCCACGCCGGCGCGCGTCGCCGACGGCCGGCGTGGGATCTGTGTCGCGTCCGCCGGCCACGTCGCGTTGTCGAGCCGGCCGGCCACCTGGACGTTGCCGGTGCCGGTGACGCGGAACCCGACGGCCAGGACGTCGCCGTGCGCGCTGTCCACGCGCAGGTTCGCCGCCATGTCGTAGCGAATGTTCCCCCAGCCGGCCGTGAGCTTCGGAACCTGGTCGGGGCTGGTGTGCAGCAGCGTGACGGCCTGCGTGGTCCGGTCCACGCTGTAGTAGTCCAGGTAGAACGCGGTGACGCTGCCACTCACGCGGCCGACGAACTGGATCGAACCGCGCTTCGCGTCGTTCGGCGACGTCCAGAATGCGATCGGCACGGCCGCGCTGGTCACGGTCAGGAACGGCAGGTCGCCGCCGATCGCCTGCGGCCGGTCGAACATCGCGACGGCCGTCGGGTCCACGCCGCCCGATAGCGGGGTGTTGTCGCGGATGCCCAGGATCGCGTTGTTCCACTCGCCGACCTGTAGGCCGGTGTCCGCTGTCTCGGACGTGTTCGTGGCAGCGTTCGCGACGTCGGCAATGGACTTGCCGGCCGCGACTGGTTGCCGGGTGAACCCGCGCCAGATGTTGTCCAGAATGTCGGTCACGGTGTCGACCAGTGTCGCGGCGCCGACGCCAACCACGTTCGCGGCCGGAATGTTCTGCAACGCGTGCGCGAACTCGTCCGCCGTGCGGTCGATCAGCCCTTCGTCGTCGCCGAACACGGCTTCCCACGCCTTGTTCAGCGCGGCCTGGATCTTCGCGTTCAGTTGCGCCAGCGTGTCGGTCAGGCCGGCCACGTAGGACTGCGGCAGCGCGCCGTTCTTGGACAGCGACGCGTCGTCGAACCGGACCGCGCCGGCGGTCGCCGCGGTCGTCACGGTCAGTTCGAGCACGACATACGCCGCGGTGTCGGGGACGTCCCAGTCGTCGAAGAACAGCCGGACCCACGCGCCGGACGAACCGGCGCCGCCGGCGGACGCGACGACGGCCGGCGATCCGATCAGGCTGTCGTCCGCCCGGTACGCCGAGATTGCCAACTGGATAGCGCCGGCGCCGAGCACGGCCAGCCCGACCCACTGCGCGTAGACCTCGACGTCCAGGACGTCATCGGGCCCGACTTCGATCGCGTTCGAGTGCAGCGTGTGCGTCTGCCCGTCGGCCATCGTGTACGCGCAGCCAGGACGGTTTCGGCCGGTCGTGTTGTCCCAGTCCCAGTCCGGGAACCCCAGCAGCGTTTCTTCGTGGTCGAAGCTGGGATCGTTCAGCAGGTTCGGCTGGACGTCGCGGATATGCGCGAGCGGGATCAGCGGCAGCCGGCCGGCCGTGATCGGCGCGCCCAGTTCGGTCTTGAGGAAGTTCGCGAGCGCCGTCAGCGGGTCCGTTCCGCCGGTCGCGCCGCCGGTCAGCTTCGCGAGCAGGTCGCCCCAGTTCGTGCTGAGCGTCGCGAGCACGGCCGCGGGAACCGACTGGAAGAACTGCGCGACGGCCTCGGCCGGATCGAACCCGCCGGAACCGAACAGGTCGACGCCGCCCAGCAGCGCCTTGAGGTTGTCCAGCGCCTTCTTGAGCCCGGACAGGTCCAGGCCGGTAACCTCTTCGATCGCTTCCAGCCCGTATTCTTCGAGCGCGGCAGCGAACGATTTCACCAGGTCAACCGGCGACGCCTTCGGGAACTTGCCGAACTCGACGGCCAACTGGTGCGACGGGTCGCGGTCGACAACCAGCCGTTTGCGGTCGTAGACCTTTCCCGACATGGGCTACTCCTGGTCGTCGTGCTCGTCGAGCGCGGTCAGGTAGGCGCGCTCCGCGGCCAGCCATTCGTCGCAGCGCGCGACGAACTCCGCAGCGAACCAGTCGAACATGTCCTGGTTCAGCCGGCCCAGCCCGGAGAACTCGAACCACAGCCACGCGTCCGCGGGCTTATCGCCCAGGTGCTCGACGACGGCCGGCGGAATGTCGGCCGGCGGGATCAGCCGTTCGTGGTACTCGACCAGTTCCAGCCGGTCTTCCGCGGCCAGCTTCTCGAACGACTCGCGGGCCAGCCAGCGCGCCGTCATGGTCGACGGTTCGCCTTCGGCGCCGATCAGGTCTTCGATCGTGTCCGGCCGTTCCATCTTGGCCGGCAGCAGGACGGGAACCACGGTCTTGTATCGCTTCTCGAACGGCTTCTTCGCCGCCGGCGCCTCGGCCGCGGTCATGCCGCGATCCGCAGGTAATCAAGCTGCGCGTCCGCACGGTTGAAGATGTACGCGCCCAGCAGCCCGTCGTTCACCAGCGCGACGTGGATCGCGAGCGCGGCGCCGGCGGGGATCAGCGCGACGCCGTTGTCCGGGGAGATAGCGACTTCCGGCGTGGACGGGCTCGAACTGTGCGGGTTGATGAACGTCCAGCCGATCGGGGTTCCCTTGCCGCGGCCGATCAGTTGGCCGGACAGCGGATCGCCCAGCCGGCATTCGACGCCGATCAGCAGCGGGTCGCTGTCCAGTTCGACGCCGAACGCCTTGAAGTGCCCGCCGACGCGAATCACAGTGTCGTAGTCGAGTACTGGCAGCGTGTAGTTCAGGATCGGCGCGCGCTGCGCGGTGCCGTTGAAGTTCGTAAACGCCGCTTCGGGGATCGTCGCGAACACGGTCGTCTTGATCGACGCGTCCGACGGTCCCCACTTGCCGTTCGACAGCTTCGTGAGCACGCGGCCCACCGCGGCGCCGCCGAACGCGGACTGCGGATCGTAGTTCGTCAGTTGTTCGAGCGGGCCCATCTCGCCCTGCGGTCCCTGCGGGGTCAGCGCGCGGATCTTGTAAACCGGCTTTTCCGGGGTGCCGCCCTTCTCCACCTGGTCGCCGGCCGCGATGACTTCCGGCGTGCGCTCGCTCATCGGGATCGTCTCGAACAGCAGCGTGATTTCCGGCGTGGCGCCGGTCTTGCCGGTCGGGCCCGGTAGCGCCGTGTGGAAGTCCTGCACGCCGTCCCAGACGTAGACCAGCCCGCCGTACAGGAACCCGTGGTTCTTCTTCTCTGGTCCCCAGTCGGTCGGCAGGTCGATCGTGTTGTCCGCGTTCAGCGGGACCGGCCATTCCAGATCCACCATGGGCGCGTTGCGTCCGGGGAACCCGCGCGGCCCGATCAGAACGGTCGTCGTGATGACGGCCTTCCCGTCGACCACTTCCATCGTCGCGGACTGCATCGGTGGGGTATCGGGGTCGCCCACGATGCCGACCCAGGTCGACGCCAGCATGGCCTGGTAGAGCGCCACCGCGTCGCCGGTCGTCGGGATCTTGTGCGTCCGGTAGAAGTCTTCGATTTCTTCGTCCGTCAGCGTGTAGCCGCCAGGAATCGGGTCTGTCATTTCAGCGCCTCTTCGTCGATCACGATGTTCGTTCTAACCTTCCACGGAATCGCCGCGTCCATGTCCGCGACGGGCCCGACGTCCTCACCAGCTTGCAGCCGGCGGATCGCGACGTCGCGCTGTTCCGGCGGCAGTTCCAGTATCTCGTCGAGCGTCAGGCCGGCGATCGGGTCGGCCGGCAGGTCCGGCGCGTCGAGCGGAACCCACTCGACGTAGCCGTTCGGGTGCTCGCGTCGCTTCGCCTTCGGGTCGCCGCCGTACTGCGCCGGCAGACAGCGCGCGAAGTGAAACGCCAGCAGCGGCTTGAGGTACCGCAGGTCGTAGGTGAATCCGTGCTTGTCGACGGGGTTGTCCAGCATTTGATCGAACAGGTAGACCAACTCCTGCGCCGGCAGTTGGTCCGGGGGTATCTCGAACCCGAGCGCGATCGCGTCCTGCGGTAGCTCGCGCTGGTCCTGGTGCTCGTCGTCGCTCATCAGAAATTCGTCCCCTGTCCCATCAGTGTCGCGAGCCCATTCCAGAACTCTTGCGCGGTCCGGGTGACTCGCGCCAGGCCGGAATCCATGTCGCGATCGTCGCCGATCGAAATGCTGAACGTCTTCGGGGTCGTCTCGTCCTCTTCGAGCCCGACGGCCGAAACGTGGTTCTGGTGCAGTATGCCGTCTATCTCGAACAGCGCCGGATCGCCCAGATCCGCGTCGATGAAGATTCGGTGCGGCCGGCCGTTGCGGACGGACACCTTGAACGCCTGGTGCGGCTTCGTCTTCTCGACGCCTTCGCGGATCGTGAGCGGGGTCGCGATCACGTAGGCGGAACCGCTGCCCTGGACGAACTCTTCGAGCAGACCGTGGTCCCCACCAGTTAACTCGCGGTTCGGGTCGGTGTAGCGAATGAAGGCGAACCACATGTCGTCGCCCTGGTTCTGATAGACGTTTTCGATGCCTTCGGTCAGCGGTATCTGCCCGAACATAGCAACCGCTTCGGCGATCTTGCTTATCGCATAGCGGACCAAAAAGGTCTGAACTTGGTTGAGCCACTGCGGCGACTTTCCGCCGGTCATAATGTGTTTTGCGGTGCCCTTATACATGTGACGTTCGGACGTGATGATCGCCGAACGGTCGCCGTCGCGGAACACCAGCGAAGGAACGTCGGGCGCCGCGCCGAACCACTTGCGGATCAGCGGGTCCGTCACGCCGTCGCCGTTCTCGTCGTACTCAGCAAACAGCGTGTTCGTGATCAGGTCGTCGCCGGACGCGGCCAGCAGCTTGATCGCGCCGTCCGGCGCCAGGCCGGTGATGCCGTGATAGTGCTCCTGCTCCTGGACGCTGAGCACGATGCAGTTCCTCGACGGCCGCGCGGCCTTCTCGCCGACCAGCATCGCCAGTTCGGGGTGTGGGCTGTCCTCGTCCTCTTCGAGCCACATGTACGAGCGGACGAAACAGCCGGCGTCGCGCAGCATGGCTTCGGTGACGCTGTGCGCGTCCTGCCACCGCGACATGAGGCAGGACAGCCGAGACGTGTCGGTGACGGGGTTCACGAACTGCATCTGGATCGGGTGGTTCAGGAACGAGAAGTTCCCAGGCAGGCCGGCGCCCAACGCGGCGCCGACCCAGGCGCCGGGGTTCAGCAGGTTCGTGAACACGGCCAGCGCCGGGTTGAACAGGCGCGCCAGGTTCGCCGTGCCGGCCGTCGCGACCGCGGTCCGGCAGTTGGCCGGCAGCAGAAAGCACTTAATCGGCTGCGCCTCCGGGGGTGCGAACACGGTCGCGCCGAACAGAATGTGCTTCCAGTGCTCGCGGTTCTCCGTGATCTGCAACGTCACGGTGACTTCGCCGTCCTCGGACTTGCCCACCGCGACGTCCGTCACCTTGAAACCCCAGCGCCAGCGCCAGTTCCGCCGGTGCGGGTACGGGTCCACCGAGAAGTTCAGATCCTCTTCGGCCCGGACGTCGGTCCGCAGGAACTTGACCAGCCAGTCCGAACCGCGCAGCACGACTTCGCCGGTGCCGCTGTCGTGGTCGATCTGTTCGGCCTTGAACCGCTTATGCGTGTGGACGGTGCCGATGTAGCCCAGCCGCTTGTCCCACAGCCGGTAGAGCGATGGCGCCTTCGCCTCGGCGTCGATCACCTTCCGGCGCGCCTCGACGTTGTTCCACGCCTGGACGGTCCGGTTCGGTGCCGGCGCGAACGGATACGCCATGGTCAGGACCAGCTAGAGCGGTAATACTGCGGAACGATCATCTCGACAGACCCTTCCGCGTTCGTGTGCGTGACGTCGATGTGCGCGACGGACTTCGGGGGGATCATCGCGTCGAAGTCGATGCCGCCCGGAATGCGCCGCTGGATCGGCAGCTTCGCGTCCAGTTGCGGTTTCAGCAGCAGTTCCAGGAATTGCGACTGTCGCAGCGTCCGGTATATCTGCCCGTCGATCGGTTCCAGTTCGGTCGTGAGCGTCTGCCGCGACGGGTCGGTGTCCACGAACACGTAGTCGCCGTCGTCGGACAGCAGGTTCGGAATCGGGATCATGTTCCCGCCGGTGCCGTTCTGGATTCGGACGCCGTAACCCTTCTTGCCGTCGATCGTTATGTCGTCGCGCGACGTGCCGCGGACGATGAACTTCGCCGCGCACTCGAACGTGCCCTTGTTCGCGATGCTGAACGTGTGTCGCGCGAACCCGTCGCGCTGGATCACAACGGGGTCCGGGCGCCACTCGTCGGTAATCGCCATCTTCGCGTACAGCGGCCAGGGCATGTGCAACGTGGTGCTGAGAATGTTCACGGCGTTGCCGTTCGCCATGGGGGACTTCTCGCTGTCCCGCTTCCACTTCGCGCCCTTGATCGCGGGAATCCACCGCAGGCCGGACGCCCTGGTCCAGCAGCCCAGGAATCCGGGAACGGTGTCGCTGAACGACTGCCGGAAGCTGTCTTCGATCGTGAGCATCGCCATCTTGCCGGACTGCGCGGTCAGCGACGACTTCCGGTTCACGTTCACCGGCGGGTTGATCACGAACCCTATGTCGACGACGCCCATCTGGTAGTCGGTGCGCTCGCGCTCCGCGCCGATCAGGTACGGCCCGTTCGAGTAGCGGTGCTCGAACTCCAGATCGTCGACACCAGACAGACCCTTCGCCATCACGACGCCTTCGGTGCCCTCGCGCGGGCCCGCGATGTGCCACACCTTCCAGTTCGTGTTCGGGTGCATCCAGAACCAGGAAACGTCCTCGCTTCGCAGCCGCGGGTCCAGGTCTTCCCACCTGGTCATCTTCTGCCAGGACGGGTGCGCGTAGTCCGTTGGCAGGTACGCCGGGTTCCCCTCGAAGTCCAGGGGGAACTTCGGGGTGTCGTAGTAGAACTCGTCGTCGAAATTGACCAGGGGTTCTTCGGCCATCAGTGAACCTTCGTCGTCCGGGTGCGTGCGTTCCATTGCGCGTCGAGAGTGTTCGCGACGTCCTTCGGTGCCATGCCGGCGTTTTCGATCACGACGGCCGGCCCAGGCGCCGCGCCGTTGCCGGCGCCGTGCTGCTGCGTGTCGGGCGCCACCGCGGACGCCGGCGCCGCGATGCCGTTCGCCGGGTTCAGCGCGTCCAGGCCGGTCGCGTCGGACGCGCCGGACAGGATGCCGCCGAGCAGGTCCACGCCGCCGCCAGAACCGCCACCAGGCGCCGCGTTCGGGTCGCCGCCGGCGATCGCCGTCATTTCCTTGCCCAGCCAGTTGACGCCGGCCATAGCGGACTTCACGGTCGGCCACTCGAACGGGTTCGAGAACAGCGAACCGTCGAGCCCGATCGTCTCGAAGAACCCGGACACGATGGACTTCCCGAGATCCTGGAACGGGTTCCCGCTGCCCTGGTCCTTCCCGCCGGCCGCGTCGTCGACTGCGGTCGCCGCGTCCTGCTGCGCGGCCGACAGGTTGTCCTGCGCCTTCGCGGCGCGTTCCTTCGTGTCGGCCAGTTCGCGGTTCGCGACGTCCAGGCTGTGCTGCGCCGACTCCGTGTCCTTGCCGGCAGCCTTCAATTCGTCCAGCCGCTTCTGCGCCTGGTCGCGACGCCAGGTCGCATCGTCGACTGCCTGGTTCGCGTTCTTGAGCGCGGTCTGCGCGGTCGCGACCTTCTTCGCGCCGGCAGCCGATCCGGCCGACGTCGAAGATCCGAGCGACGTCGCCGATCCGCCCGAGCTACCGCCGCCGCCGAGCGACGCGGCCAGGTTCACGCTGTCGGCCGGCACGTCGACCGACGGGGCGCCGGCGCCGCGGCCGGCGCCCAGGATGACGTGAACGTGGTCCATGTGGTTCTGCGTTGGCGAACCGCGGTCCGACATGCCCTTGCCGTTGGTCCAGTCGCCGCCGTAGCCGTAGGACGTCTGGCGCCAGATCATGCCGTTCGCGCCGATCGCGTCCTTGTTCTTCGCGATCCACGACGCGATCTTGTCGCCGAGCGCCTTCCCCTCGTCGCTGGTCGGGTTCGGGATCATAATGTCGATCGCGTTCCCGCTGCTGTGCTCGCCGTAGCCATCCTCGGACCGCCGGCCACCGATCGAAGTGATCTGCGGGAACGTCTGCATGAGCGTGTTCCGCAGCCAGTCCGCGCCGGGGTTGAGCCCTTCGGCGAATCCGGGGAACAACTGGTGCATCTGGTCCGCGGTCGGGGTCCAGCCGGCGTTCAGCGCGGCCACCAGGACGCCGCCGCCGTTCTGCATCGCCGACGCCTTCACGATGCCTTCGCCGTCGCTGATCCGCGCCAGGATCGAATCGCTGGTCCCGCTTCCGGGCCCGGACACGACGCCGCTCGACGTCACGGTTCCGCCGGCGAACCCAGGCGCGCGGCCGTCCTTGTTGCCCGGAATCAGCGAACCAATGCCCGGAATCGACCGCAGCTTGTCGACGACGTTCCCCACGCCGTCGCGGATCTTGTCGAAGATTCCGCTGATGAAGTTCCAGACCGTTTCCACCACGCCCTTGATCGCGTTGAACCCGGTCGTGAACGCGTCCTTGAGCCACGAAATGCCGTCGCCGACCTTGTGGACGCCGGCGTCGAACAGATCCCAGACGAACTTCACGCCGTCCCACCACGTCGTCACCGCGGTCTTGATCGCCTCGAACGCCGGCACAGCGACTTCGCGCCACAGCCAGCCGATGACGTCGCCGACGGCCCGGATCGCCGCGGACGCCGCGGCCCACACGACTTGCGCGCCGGCCCACCACAGTTGCACGGCCTGCGCGATGCCCTGGAACGCGGGAACCACGACGTTCGTCCACAGCCAGCCGATCGTCGCGCCCAGCGCCTTGAGCGCCGCAATCGCCACGGTGAAATTGAACTTCTGCACGGACAGCCACAGCCGGCCGATCCATTCGATCGCCGGCTGGATGAACGTCCAGACCTGCTTAATCGCGTTCCCGAACGCGCCGAACGCCTGCTTCGCGACGTTCGCGATCTGCATTACCGACGGCCCGATCTGCTGCCACGCGTTCGCCAGCGTGGTCTTGAGCCAGTTCCACACGACGGACACCGTGGTCTTGATGCCGGTCCAGATTTTGTCCCACAGCTTCCGGCCGGTCTCCGTCTTGGTGAAGAACGCCCAGATCGCTACGCCGGCCGCGACCACGGCCGCGATGATCAGCCCGATCGGGTTCGCGGTCAGCGCCGCGTTCCACAGCCATTGCGCGGCCGTCGCGACCTTGCTCGCTGCCGCAGCGGCCAGCGCCGCGGCCCGCCCGCGTAGCGTCGTCGCCGCGTTCGCGTTCTGCGCGACAGTGTTCGTGCCCTGCGAAATAGTGTTCGCGCCCAGCGACGCCGTGAGCCGATCCATCGCGGACGCCTGCTGCCGGATCGCCGCGGTCTGCGCCAGGATGATCGGCGCGTTGATGATGCGGAACGCGCCGTTCAGCGCCGAAAAGATCGGCGCCAGGGTCTTCTCCAACATGCGGAACCCGCCGAACGCCAGGACCAGCCCGCCGATCGCCGGCACGGCCCACGACGCGTTATCCGCCACGAACTTGAGCGCGCCGGCCAGCAGGTTGAGCGCCGGCACCATGACGCCGGACAGCGTTTCGGGCCCGACGGCCGCGAGCGCCAGACCGAACTGCTTCGCCGCCTCGCCGAACCCGGCCAGCGCCGGCCCGGACGATTGCAGCGCGGGCCCGATCGCCTTCGCGCTGTCCGCGAGAGACTGCATCGTCGAGCTTGCGCCGCCGCCGGCGCCGCCGCTGATGAACCCCTTCACGGTGTCGGACAGCCGGCCGAACCAGGCCACGACTTTCTCCATGCCGCCGTTGTCGGCCCACGCCTTCATCTTCGCGGCCATCGCGTCGGCCCACGGTCCCACGCGCGCCGTAAGGTCCGCCATGATCGGCTTGATCGCCGTCGTCACGCTGTCGAATACGCCGGTGAGCCCGATCGCCAGCGGCTTGAGGCCGGCGAAGATCGGCCCGGACAGTTCGGCGCCGAACCGGCTGAACGCGGCCTTGAGGTTCGACAGCGATCCGCGGACGCTGCCGCCCATGTTCTGCGCGGCGCCGGCGATGTTGTTCGCCACCGCGTCGCGGAACATCTGCGCGCTGATCCCGCCGTCCTCGACGAACTTCGTGAACTCTTCGCCGGTCTTGCCGGTCGCCTCCTGCAACCAGGTGAACACAGGCAGGCCGCGGTCCGCGAGCATCCGCAGATCGCCGGTCATGGCCTTGCCCGACGTCTGCACGCTGTTGAAGATCCCGCCCATGTCGGCCAGGTTCGTGCCGGCGATCGCCGCCGTGTCCGACGTCAGCTTGAGGTAGTTCGTCAGTTCCTCGCCAGGCTTGATGCCGGCCGCAACCGCGGACGCCGCCGTGGTCGCCGCCTCGTCGAGCCCGAACGCGGTTCCTTTCACCGCGGCCAGCGCGTTGTCCATGATGGACTGCACTTGCTCGCCGGTGTTGCCCAGACCTTGCAGCTTGAACTTCGCGTCGTCGATCGCGGTCAGTCGCTTGAACCCGGCCGTGAGCGCGCCGCCCAGGCCGGCCGCGGCCAGGACGCCGGCGCCCTTCATCGCGGTAGACAGCCCGCCGCCGATCAGCGATCCCAGCCGGTGTCCCATGCCGGACGCCCCGGACGTCAGGTTCCGTTCCAGTTGCGCCGACGCGCCGGCGCCGATGTTCGACGCGGCCAGGCCAGCGTTCACTTCGCTGCCGGCGCGCTGCCCGGTGCTGCGAGCGTTGTCGATCCGCAGCAGCCGGCCCAGCCCGCCGCCCCGGCCGGCGCCCTGCTCGACGCCGGCCGCGACGTCAGCGCCGGCCCGCTGGCCTGCCGCCTTGGCGCCCTTGACCATGTTCGACGTGTCCAGCCGCGGCCGGACCACCGCGTCCGTGTCGACGCCGGCCAGCGCCCGTTTGATACCCGGCCGCAGCTTCGACGTCTCCGGGAGGACTGTCAGCCAGTAGGTACCTTGCACGTCAGACCGCCTCGTCCTTCTTGGCAGAGGCGCGGACGCGAGCTTCGCGCGCCTTGCGCTCGACGTATGCCCGCATCCGACCCTGCCGCTTCTTCTCGAACTCTTCGACTGTCATCACGGTAGCCTTCCCGAGCCCAGTCGACGCTGTTCCGTCGTCCGACCCGCGCTTCGGCCTGATCAGTCGCTTCGGACGCCGGCGGTTCTTTCGACCGTCCTTCGTCTTCTGCCAGATCAGATCGTGGATACCGTCGCCGATGATCGCCAGCAGGTAGTCCGTCGTGTTCCAGCCCTGTTCGGCCGCGTGGAACACAGCGGTTCCGGGGTGCGCCGCGAAGATCACGGCGTACAGGTCTTCCCAGCCCAGGCGCCCGTCGTCGAGCTTGTAGCCAGACCCGAGCGCCAGGACGTCGCGCCTTACCGCCTCTTCGTGCGCCCGGAGCGCCGCGCAGACCTGTTGGATTTTCCCGGCGCCATGCCGCCATCCTTCCCCCAGGCATCCACGAACGCGTCGAACGCGCTGTCCTTGAGGCTGTAGAGGATCGCGAGCGCGTCCGGCGAAGCGTGCTTTTCCAGGATCGCCTTCGTGCGTTCCAGGTCCGACAGGTGCGCGTGTCGAATGATCCAGCCCTGCGGGGGGACGCCGGTCCCGCGCTTGATCGCCACGGTCGCGCCTTCGGAGAAGTCGCCTTCGCCCCAGTCGTCGTCGAAGTCCTCCGCGTCGAACTTCGCGCAGAACAGCGACGTTCCCGGCGGGTAGTCGCCGCCCCACTCGTCCACGATGGACAGCGGTTCGTCCTCGTCGTCGTCGACTGGCGCCGTCGGTTCGGTGCTCTCGAACCCGACGTGTTCCGGTGCGGCCGGCGCCGGCTTCTCCGGTTCGGCGTGCGGATCGAAGTCGACGTGCTGCGGCTGGTCCTGGTGCTCGACGTCGCCCTGGTGCTCGTCGTGGTTCTGCTCGTCGGACATGTGCTGCCTTCCTGGTGGGTTTCCTGGTGGGTTCTGGTGGGGGGTGTAGCAGGGTGGCCGGCGCGCGCCCACCAGACCGCGCGCCGGCCACGTCTGTTAAGCAGCGATCCGCTGCCCGTCGTCGCTGTACTGCACGACGTGATCGCCGGTCGATCCGCGGTACACGCTGAACGTCGGCTGGAACGCCATCGGCTCGTTGTGAACCAGGGTGATGTCGTCAATGTCGCTCATCTGAACCAGTTCAGCGACCTGCCGGATCATCTTGTCCTCGAAGAACGCGTCCAGGACCAGCGACGCGATCTTCGGCATCCGCGAGCCAATCGCGACCTTCATCCGGTTGCCGTGTTCCGCGGTCGCGGCCGACGTGGTGACAGATCCGTCACCAAAGATCACGGCGTTGACGTGCGGAGAAAGCACCTGGTACAGCGACATGCTGTATTCGATCGCGAACGCGTCGCGCAGCGCGCCGATCCGCTCGCCCGACCAGACTTCGATCGGGGTCGTCGAACCGTCAATGCTGATCGTCACGCCGTCGCTGGACACGTAGCCCAGCGACTTGAACGCCGCGTCCAGCGGCTCGTCCACGTCCTCCGGGAGCGTGGTCCCAGCCGGCGCGACGTACAGACCGCCGGCCGTCTGCAACCCGGACGGGGTGGCAGCAAAGACCTGGTTGTAGTCGCCCAGCGGGGAGACGTTTCCGGGTGTCGGTGTCGTCATGGTGTTGCCTTTCGTCAGATCGGTTTGAGTGCGACAGTCCAGAAGACCGTCACGGCTTGCCCGAACAGGCCGGCTTCCTCGTCGTCAATGTCCGACGGGCCCGAAACGTGTTCAGTGCCGGTCACCCACAGTTCGCCGACGTCCGGGAAAACGACTCGAACCTGAGCAGCGCCCAGCAGTGCAGCGTGCAGCAGCGTTGTGTGCCGCCCGCATTTCTCCACGTCCTCGTCGAAGACGCGAGCCCGCAGCATGTAGTCCGCGAGCGGTCCGCGCCGGCGCGAGTCGACCTGATTCAGGAGGACATACCGTCGCGGGGTGCCCATTGGCTCAGTCGAGCCTACGGGCAGGTCTTGTTCGGTGATACCGCGATCCGCCAGCCGGCGCGTGAGGTACGCGCGGCAAGCGAACGCCGGTTCCATCGTGGGCCCGGTCATGGTCGCCGGCATGTCGCCGACGGCCGCGGGCCCGGTCACATCTTCTCCGCGGCCAGCGCGGCGCGCTGCAACGGTGGCGTGGCGCCCTTCTCGGCAGCGATCGCGGGCCCGTCCTCGGCGAACACGTTCACGCGCGGCCGGTCGGTGCCCTGCGATACCTCGACGCCGTACTGTCCGCCGGCCATCTGTCCGGCCGCGACCGCGATCGCGGCGCCGACCTGCTGGCACGCCTGCGTCGTCTGCTTGCGGATCTTCCGATCGTCGCTGATCGGGATTCTAAGTCGGCCCATGGGTCACTCTCCGTAGCGGAATCACGTATCCGGGTCGGAACCCGAACGGTCCCTGGTTCTCGTCTCGGACGTCGCCGTTCACCTCGAACTGCCGGCCGTCGGCCAGTTCGACGATGCTGTTCGACGGCCAGTCGCCCTCGTCGTCGGCCATTTCCAGTTCCGTGACCTTGCGGCCGGCCGCGGACGCCGCGACGGCCTCCGTCGCCGCCGGCTGGTCGAACGAACGGACCTTGCGCTGCCGCGGTACCGGGTCGCCGTAGACCACCTGTCCGCCGGCGTTCTTGCCCACGATCGGCCGCGTCCAGTGCGTGACGGTGTGCGGTTCGGGCAGTAGGAACTCCATCAGGCCCAGCCGTTGTCCTTCTCCCACAGCGGCAACCCTTGCGTGAGGATCGCGCCGCAGGAACAGCCGCCGCCGAAATAGATCGAACAGATTTCCGCGTGCTGGATCGTCTCGGACGGCAGCGTGTCGATCGAATAGGCGCCGCCGTCGTCGTCGTCCGGCCGGCACAGTCGCTTGAGCGCGTCCAGTTCCGACGGGAAGAACATCACTTTCCGCGTCTGCCTGGTGTCGAGCGTCTGCGAATACGACTGGCTGGACTGCGTGACGGCCGCGCCGGTGCCGGCCTCGTTCCAGCGGAGGATCGCGCCGCGCAGGATCGCCTTCGCGGCCTTCCGCTTGTCGGGGGAGAACGAGGGGTCCAGGATGCACGGCGCATGAATGAACGCGGTCCCGATCGCGTCGTCGATCATGTCCTGAGCCTTCGCGTCCGTGATGGTCGCGAAGTTCTTCAAGTCCGCCGGAACCAGGAGCGGGGTCGGGCCCGCGTCCTGGTCCTCGACGTCGACCGGATCAGTCATGCGCCGCGCCTCCTGTGACTAGCTGGCCGGCGGGGTTGCCGGCGGGGTCTGCCCGCCGTCGCCGCCGCCGGTCTGGTTCTCGGTGCTGCCGTCGTCCTTCTTGGCACGCCGGCCACCGCTACCCGGCTTCCGCCAGTTCCCGTTCGCCAGCAGGTCTTCCGCCAGTTCGTCGGGAACGTCGGCTTCGATGCCGTGCTTGTTCACGATCTTTGCCATGTCCGCCCCTTCCAGAGCGTCGTCGGGATGGGGTTACGCGGCCTCGTCGACTGCGACGAACGAGTCCAGGAACACGTACCAGCCGTAGACGATTTCCAGCCGCAGAGCGACCTGGTTGAACCGCTTCAGGTCGCCCTGTCCGTCCGGGTCGCCGTACTTGATCAGCTCGACGGGGATTTCCCGCTGGACGCCCCAGCGGATGCCGTCGCGGAAGTCGCCCACGAACGCGCGCGTCTTGAGCTTGACGGTTGCTTCGTCGCCGCCGTCGAGCGTGTCGGACACGCTGGCCGGCAGACCCTCGTAGGTGGACGCGTCCACGCCCAGACCCAGTTCGGGGAACTTCTTCCGGCCGTCGTCGTAGCGCGTGGTCGCCAGGTTCCAGGCCAGCGACGGGTGGATCGCCTGCCCGTTGACCTTCTTCGGGTTCCGGCCCGACACCAGGAGCCCGATCGCGGCTTCCATCGTCAGATCCGGGTTGTCCGGGTCCAACGTGACGCGCTTCGTGGTCGCGTTGAGGTAGTTCGCCCAGCCGGCGATCACGCCGCCGGTCAGCGGGTTGATCCGGTGGTACAGACCCAGATCCAGCGCGCGCGCCAGCGCCTCGCTGCCAGCCTCGGACAGCGTGCGGAGGACGCCAAGCTGGTAGTCCTCGTCGGCCCACTGAACTTCCTCGTTGAACCGCATCGTGACCTGCGCCTTCTTCGGCGTGGAGGTCACAAAGTCGAACTCGCCGGTGGTGGACGACTTCGCCTGTCCCTCACCCACGAACTCGGCCTTCGGCCGGCCGGTGAACGTGATGATGTCTTCGTTCCCGAACCGCTGCGGTCGCTGCTGCGACAGGACGGCCACGGTGGAGCCGTACACGACGTCCTTCACCATGCCGTCAGCGATGTTCCGGGGCAGGTTCTTGAGTTGCCCGGTTCCGAAAGTAGCCATTGCGTTTGCCCTTCTCAGTTGAGTGAGGCGCGCCCAGAATCAGTCGTCGCCGCCGCCGAACAGCGACTTCGCAAAGGATGCGTTGTCGTCCGCCTGCGGCTTGCCGTTCTTGGTGCCCTCGTCCTTGACGTAGTTTTTGCGCTTCGCGCCGGCGCCGCCCTGTTCGAGCAGAGCGTTCGCCTGTCGCAGCATCAGTTCCGGCGTGTCCCCGGTCAGGAACAGTTCGGCCTGGTCCTTGTCGAACCCGTGGATCTGGACCAGGTGCTCGCGCAGCGATTCCGCGACGGCCTTCGGCAGACTGTCGACCTGAGCTTGCAGGCCGGCGATCTTCTCCGCGTCGGTCTTCTTCGCGTTCTCCGCGTCGTCGACCTGTTGCGCCTTCGGCTTCAAGACCTTGTTATCGGCCTTCACCCGCTCGTATGCCTTGACCAGCGGATGATCGTCCGGCAGGTCTTCGTAGAGCGCGTCGCGCTTGGGCTTCCCGGCGTCGTTCCCGGCGCCGCCGTTCTGCTGCTGCGCCCCAGCGCCGCCGCCCGCGCCGGCGCCGTCTGCGCCGCCGCCCTGGTCGCCGTCGTTGGGCAGATAGAGCTTCATCCGATCGAACTTCATGTGCTGCTACTCCCGGTTCGGGTCTTCTGGTGGGTCCGCCCTGATTCAGTGACGGATACCAGCAGGTTAACCCGTCGAGCCGCCAGCGGACAGGAACGCCTGCCGCGCCGGCGACGCGGCTACCGCGATTTCGAGCATCGTCATGTGCCCGCGGAACCAGATCCGCCGCAGTAGCGCCTGGTCCTCGCCGTAGGGATTCGGGTCGCCCAGGTTCGAGTTTTGGCCGGCGCGCAGCGCGTCCACGGCATCGTCACGGAACGTCATTGGTTGAAGTCCTCCGTCATCACGGTTCGCCGGCGGAAGTTTTCGTCGCCGTCCAGGATCATCTGCCGCATAACAGACAGCGTGATCCGGCCGTTCGCGTCGAACCAGTTCGCCATTTCCTCGCTCATCACCTTGCGCGCCTGCGCCTCGGAGCAGTACCACAGGTTCACCGGATCGAACGCCTTGCTGTTGCCGATCCCGCTGAACTCCTTCTTCACCATGACGCCGTTCGTTTCGGCCTCTGCCAGCATGTATGCCTTGTGAACCTCGTATCGGAACACGCCGCGTAGCGTGTCCTCGAACCCGTTGCCGGCCACTTCGGCGGTCCGCATGAACTCGCGCTTGCGAATGGATTCCAGGACTTCCTGTTCGGACTTCCCGGTTCGGCGCGCGATCACCTGAGCTTCGGCCTGGTGGTACTCGCCGATCGAAGCGTCCTCGCCGACCAGTTCGCCGATCTCGTCATAGATCGCGTTCTGTTCGGCCTCGCGTTCGGCCTGCCGGCGGGCCCGCAGACGCTCGTTCTTCGCCGCGACCTTCGCCAGCGCGTCGTCGGCCGCAGCGCGCCGCGCCATTTCGGCCTTCTCCACCGCGTCCATGTGGTCCGCGGCCTGGTCGATCAGGTCGTCGTCGCCGGTCGCTACTGCGCGCTCGAAGTCGTCGACTGCCTTCGCGATCGCCGCGTCGCCGGCCGCGCGCCGTTCCGCCTCGACGTCGGCCGGCCGGCGCCCAGCGGCCCGCTTCGCCTTCGGCGCCGCGATCGCCTCGTCCACGGTTCCGTCAGCGACGGCCTGGTCCAGCGCGGCCTGCGCGTCCTCGACGGCCTTCCGGCGCGCGAACTGCCGCTGCTGCCGCTTGATCGTCGCCGCCCTGGTGTTGCCCTGCGCGGTCTTCCGGGTGTCCGGTTCGGCCTGCGCGCGCTTCGCCTCTTCGAGCGCGGCCCGCAACTGGTCGCCTTTCGTGCGGATGCCGGCCGCGACCTCGACGGGCTCGACGACGGCCGGATTCACGCCGGCCGCGATCGCGTCCGCGACGTCCGGTACGGCGGGCTCGAGAATTTCCGCCGCGCGGGTGGCTTCTCGGTACCGTTCGAGCACGGCCCAGTGCTCGTCGTTCGCCGCGAGCCAGTCCGCGACCTCGTTCGGCGCCGGCGCCGGCACTGGTGCCCGGTCCGGGCCCGCGGTGAGCTCTTTCAGCGCCGGCCGCGCTTCGATCGCCAGCGGCGCCGGCGTCCGTTCGATCGCAAGCTGCGATTCCGGCAGGTCGATTACCTCGACGTCGAGCGGTTCCAGCCCGATTTCGCCGGCTGGCTGGTCGAGCCGTTCGGACTGGACGCGGATCGGGCCCGCCGGCGGTTCCGGGGTGGCACGTTCGGCCCGTCGCAGGTCGCCGAGCGCGTCGGCAAGCTGTCGAGCAGCCGCAGCGACCGCGCCGGCGTCCGCGCCGGCCATCTGCGCCTTGTCCGCGACGTCCTGGACGTGGTTCGCGAGCGATTGCAGGTCGCGGATCGGCGCCTGTAGCCGCGCCGGCAGTTCGCCGGCCGCTGCGAACGTGTTCTGCGCCTGTTCCACGGCGCCGCGGGCCCGGTCGACCAGCCCGCGCGCGTCGTCGCGGATGCGTGTCGCGTTGTCGACGGCCGCAGTCGCCCGTTCGCGCAGCGATCCGGCGCCCCGAGCATCCCGAGCAGCAGCGCCGGCGTCCGTCAGCAGCGCGCGGCCGGCGACAGCGATCGCCGCGGCCTCGTCTACTACGCCCGTCGCATCGTCCACGATCTGCTTCACGCCGTGCGCGATCGCCGTCGTGTCCCGCAGCGTCCGTTCGGCGACGCGGGTCACGGTCGCGGCCTGCGACGTCACGCCGGCCGCAGACTTCGCCGCTTTGTCGGCCGCGTCCACCAGTTGTTTCGTCGCCCGGACCGCGGGATACGTGCCGCCCAGCAGCCGATCGGCGACGTCCACAACGGTCTTCGTCTTCCCGGTCACGGTCGCCGCGGTCTGCGCGATCTGGTCGGCCCGGACAGCGACGTCCTTCGCCTGCTTCACCCGGTCGACGGCCGGCTGTGCGATCCGGTCGACGGTCGCCGCGTTGCGATCGGTGAGCACGCGCGCGCGAGCGGTCGCCGGCTGGTCCAGGTCCACGACGTCGGGCTGGACTTCGCCGCGGGCCCGGTGGATCTTGTCGCCGTAGTCGCCGCGCTCGCGGCCGATCGCTTCCATGCGGTCCGCGATCTTCTGCGGGGGTAGCAGCCGGCCGTCCGCGTCGCGCGATACCGCGTAGTAGTCCTCCAACCACTGCGGCAGGTAGTCCGGCGCGACGTACTCGGCGCCTTCGCGCAGCGGGAGCACGATGCAGCGACAGCGGTCGTGCCCAGTCTCGAACCGATGCGTGTTCCTCGACGCGCTGCCTTCGGACCGATACAGGCCAGGCGCGCCGCCGTGCCCTTCGGTGAGCGGACGCGTCGCGAGCATCCGGCAGAACCCGCAGGCGCCGGCCCGCGCGTGCCGTATCCAGCGCGTGCCCTCGGCCTCGGTGTTGTTCAGGATCGTCTGGCGCGACTGCGTGAACATCTGCCGGCGCGAGCTACCTTCGAGCGCGCCGGCGGGGTCGTTCTGCGTGAGCGCCCAGCGCCCGTTCACGGCCAGCGCGTCCGCCGGCGGCAGATCCGCCGGCTTCGCGATGAACAGCCGGCCGCGCCGCGACTTCGTGGGCTGTTCCTCGTACCAGGTCGCCGACAGGTCGCCGGCCGCGGCCAGGTACGGGCTCGCGATTTCGGGATACGCGTCGGTGATCACCCGGCGCGCGTCCTCCGGGCCCAGTCGAGCGACCGCGGTCGACACCTTCCGCGCTTCGAGCGCCAGCCGGTCGCCGAGCTTGACCAGCGCGGCCTGGAACTCAGGCGCCCCGGTTGCCATTTACCGCGGCCAGTTGCGGCGGGCCCGCCGGCGGTTGCGCGCCGGCCGGCGGAACGACGTCGGGCTGGTCGCCCGGTGGCACGGCCTGATCCGGGTTGCCGGCGTTGAGCGCGTCGACCAGCGACACGGAACCCTGCCGACGCTTCTCGGCCATCAGCAGCTTGATCTGCTGTTCGTCCAGGCCGGCCAGCGCGAACCCGACTTCGGTTTCCTTCACCCAGTCCGGCAGCGACGCGAGTGTCTTCGATCCGGCGTCCGCCTGCGCCGCCTTCGACAGGTACAGCGGGGACCGAAACTTCGTGTCGATCGAACGGTATTCGTCGGGAATCTTGTCCAGCTTGTTCTTCATCGCCAGCGCGCGCTGGAAGCTGCGCCGCAGCGCCGGCGCCCAGTCGTCCGTCGCGCCTTCGGCCTCCGCGATCAGGTCTTCGCGCGACGCGATATACGCGTCGGCCGACGTCGGGTTCGCCCGGTTGCTGAACCCCAGCGATTCGATCGGAATGCTGGTTTCGCCGCTGAACAGCATCGCGATCTGTTCCAGGAACTTGATATGCGGTTCCGGCGACGCCGCGGGGAACTGCTTCACGTCCGCGCGGGCCCGCGCAGCGTCGGGTTCCTCCTTGTCGTCCGGCAGCGCGAACACGCGGGCCAGCGCGACCTGCCACGCCGGTTTGATCGAACCGTCCCGGTTCTTGAAGTTCGACGCGTCCGCCCCGAGCAGGATCATCTGCGGGAAGCTGTAGACGTCAGCGTGTCCGTCCATGCGGATGCAGCCGCGCAGCGCGCGCTTCTGTAGCGATATGACCGGCCGGCTGATCCGGCTCGAACCCATCTCGCGATCCTCGCGCGGGTGGTACGGCATCACTTCGACGGGCACGCCGTAGCCGTGGGTCTGGACGTCGGATTCCCACTTGCCCGTCTGGTCGTCCTTCCGGCTGAGCACGGTCACGCCGTCTTCGTACAGCGCAATCGACGACGGGTTCCCCTTGTCGTCGCGCTTGAGGATGGACAGCAGCCGGTCCATGCCCATGCGCCGGCCGTTCCAGTCGCCTGTCGCTTGCAGCGCGGACTTCACGGTGATCAGCGCGTCCGGCTCGCCGTCGTCGGGCTCGCCTTCGGTGTTGATCAGGAACGCCGGCCCATGGATCAGCGACGACACCATGGCGTTGTTCGCCTTCGTCGCGAACCAGTTGTCGTCCCACAGTTCCGTTCCGCCGATGCTGTCCAGGTCGCCGTCCGGCCACACGAACGCGTCCAGGTTGCAGCGGCGCGCCAGCGTGTCGACGGCCTTCGCCGCCCAGCCGAGCACGGTCGCGGTCCGCAGATACTCCGGGGGAATCACGCTGCCGATCTGCCCGATCGCGTACTTGCCGTCGTACAGGCCGGCGCGGAGCAGGTTCCGCGGCGCCCGGTCGACAAGCTGCTGGTACAGACGGTTAATCGTGTCCACCACGTCGTCGTTCAGATCCGGGATGGTGAACGTGAACTTCTTCGGTTCCGTCGCCGCCTCGACCGCTGTCGTCACAAGACCACCGCTTCCCTACCCGTCGTCGCGCCGGCCGTCTGTCGCCGTGCCGCGCGCCTGTTCCTGTTTGCAGCGTAGAGCCCGAGCGTCATCGCAACGGCCTGGTGGATCTGGCTCGACGGGTTCCGTCGGTCCCAGCCCCAGCCGCCGGCGCCCCGGATCGGCCTACGCCGGCCATCCTTCACGACTGCGTTCGTCACTGCGTCCTGACCTCCATGTGTCAGCGTGCCAGCTTTCAGCCGGTTTTCCACGGCGCCGCACGCCGCGGCCATCTGCGGCGCGCTGGTGACGAGCACCTGGACGCCGCGGTTTTCCAGGTCCAGGATCAGCGACGCCGCCGGCGACTCGCTGTCGATGCAGACATACGTCCGCCGGCCGGCGCGGCGCCAAGCGTCCTCTATCCAGGTCACGGCCGCGTCCGTGTCGTCGCCGGCCCAGACTTCCTCGGTGTGCGCGTGGTCGCCGTCGGTCCACGTCGCGTTGACGCTGATCCGTCGAGCGTGCGACATGTCGACGCCCAGCCCGTCCGGCTTCACTCCGTCGGCCGGACACCCGACGCCGCGCGTGAGCCGTTCCAGCCGGCGCCAGCGCGCGGTCGTCACGATCGGCCGGTGCGCGGACTTGTCCCAGATCCCCAGCGCCTCGCGCAGGAACGACTCTTCGGTGAGGTTCTTCCGCATACGCCGGATCGCGCGTTCGCCGGTGCGGTGCGGATACGACGGGTTCGCCTTCCGCAGTTGGGCCCGGTCGTCGGGGTCGGCGCCCTCGTCCGCGGAGAACTCGACGTACAGCGTGCCTTCGGCCTCGCCGTCCAGCGCGTCCTGCCGCAGCATCGCGAACACTTCGCCGCTGTCCGTCGGCCGCGGCGGGGTGCCCGTCATCAGGATCAGCGGGTTCGCGACGGTGTTCATCGTCGGAATCAGGTCGTCCATGGCCTGATTCGTGACGCGCTGCGCCTCGTCGAGCACCAGGACGCCAACGCCGGCGAATCCCAGCCCGAACCCATGTTCCCGCGCGCCGAACAGGATGCGCGAGCCGTTCCACAGGTAGACGCCTTTATCGCCGCGCGACTCGCTGATCCGCCGAACGAGTGGCTTCACCAGCGGGTTGTTCTCGCACATCGCCTTGAAGCTGTCGAACGTCTCTTCGGCGGTCTTCGTGCGGTGCGCGGTCCAGATCACAGTCAGCCGCGGGGTCAGCAGCGCGAGCGCGAACACGATGCAGCCGATCAGGTACGTCTTGCCGACCTGCCGCGGAATGCTGATCACGGACGTGTCGGCCGCGTAGAACCCGTCGCCGTTCAGCGCCGTGATCAGCCGGCCCAGCCCGTCCTGCCAGCGGTCGAAGAACCAGCCGATGTTCGCGCAGGTATCGCGGACAGCCGGCCACGCCGTGCCGGTGATCCCGTCCGGCTGGATTACGTGCCGCGCGACCTCGGACAGCTTCGGCCCGTCGGGCGCCTTCGTCGGTGGACGGCCGGCAGCCGGCCGCGTCGGGTCCGATGCAGCCCGTTTAGATCGCGTTCTGGTCCCAGTGCTCATTCGGTGTGTTCGCTACGGCCGTCTTCGGGGTCGCAGCAGCAGCCGCGGCCTTCTTGGGGTCCAGCGCGTCGATCTGCGCCTGGACTTCGAGCAGCTTCGTCGCCGCAGCGATCACGTCCCGCGGGTGCGATCGCGGGTCGTCCATCTGCGCCGCGAGCTTGTCCCGGACAGTGATCAGGAGGGTCTTCCGGGTCAGCGTCGCCGCGTGAGCGACTGTGCGCGGCCCACGCTTGGCCGGCGCCCGCTTCTTCGGCGCCGGCGGCTTCTCGCCATCCTTCACGGCCCGCAGCGGCGGTTTGCCGGCCATCGCGCCTCCGATCGTTTTCGTTTTTTGTGGAAGTCAGGGGGGGCGCTGCCT